TCCACCACCTGAGTTACCAGCACCTGTTACTGTATAGTGAGTTGTAATTGTTTTAGTTGTTTCAGTTCCATTGGCTGAACGAATGATTACTTGAATATCTGAGTCTTGGAATATCTTGAATGTATAACTAAACGTTGTAGTTGAGCCATCACCACTATAACTGTTTCTAACTGTAGTTGAAGATATTGTCATAAAGTTCCTTTATTATATTTTAATCTATATGTCTATGGTTTTAAAAAATAAGTTTGTCCCCTAGTTTCTTCATGTCTTATACGCATTCTTTCAAAGAAACCTGGATCTAAAAATTCTTTAATTTGGTAACCAATAAGATAATCATAAGCAGCTTTAGTATAATATAAATTTAAAAATGGTACGTTATTTTCTGCAAATTGAACAAATTTCTTTCCTGCTTTTGCTGGATCATTAAGATTTAATACAATATCTCTAATCTTATTTATATCAGATGCTGTTGGTCCAAGAAGTGTTTCCCATATATTGTTACCATATTCATTTTGAATTTCATTAATTATAAAATCACCATAAATACCTAATCCACCACCCTGTGCTAAAGCCTCTAAAATTGTTGATGTTTTGTTTGGATCTCTTGGAGATCTTCCTCTTAACATATCTTTTGCTGACATTGAAATATAACCAAACATTGTTCCTAATACCAATATACTTGTTAATCCAGTGAATTTTGAAAATTTACTATCATCTGGACCATAACTATTTAATTCTCTACCAATAATCTTTTTCCAAATAGTTATTGGAAATGATTTAAATTGTCCCACAAATCTAATTGTTTCTCCTTGAACAGTTCCTTTTTCATATCCTTGATTCATAATAGCTCTAATAGCAGCATCTGGTTCTGGAGTTCCATGTGATGCTTGATCAACCAAAAGATTTCTCCAAGTAATTTCTAAATCTTTTTTAAAATTTCTTATTTCTCTTTCGCTTAAATCTCTTCCAACATATTGTTTTATATCTGCATTAGAAAGTTCGTTTACTCCTTCTGCAGTTAAATATCTTTTATTGTTAGTATCTAGTGTTTTTACAGATCTTAGTAAATTCCATTTGCCTTCATCTATTCCATAAAGATTTAAAAGATTTCTTTCTCTAATATTTAAATCAAGAAATTTTGTATCAACTAACATTCCATAATGACGAGATAAACCAACAGTCATTCCTGATTTCAAACTAGAAATCCACCAGTTTAAAGAGTTATATTTAAAAAATAGATTTTGTAATCTTCCCATAGTTCCCCAAGTATCAGTAGAAGAAGCATATTTATTACCCATAGATCCTATAACAGAATTACTAATAACTTCTAAAACTTCCATAGCCTGCTTATCTTGAGTTTTAAATAGTGCATTCATGGCTTCACCAATACCAGTTAATAATCCTCTACCTTGAAAATTTGTAGTAGCCATATACTGAGCTAAATCTGAAAAAGATGAAATACCTGCAAATCCTAATTTACCAGTTGCTTGTAATGTTCTTATAAACATTCCAACTTTAGCTGCTGTTTCATTTCCAATAGCATTAATGCTTCCATCAAGTTCTGCAAATTCATTTTTAAAAGTTTTAAAAACTAATTTTTTTGTTAAATCTATGTCTGTGCTTTTGTATTTTTTTCTTAATAATGATAAAATTTTTTCTAAAGTAAGTTGAGGATTTGTTCCAAGAACTTGCATTAAAGCAATATTTTTTGCACTATTGCTTACAATAGATAATACACTTTCTTTTAAAGAAGGTTCGCCAAACATAACATCATACTCATGTCTAGCAACAGCATCTTTAAAGTGTAATACTCTTGATGCGTTTAAACGATTAGCAACATTTCTTGTTCCATAAACACTGTTTGTACCACCATGTTTTAAATGATCACCAGTCATCAACGAATCATAAACATCATCTAATATTTTGTTTACTTTAATTATATCCGCAACTTCTGGAAATGTTCTTTTTAAATCTAATCTTTCTCTAATATATTCTCTCCAAGCAACTTTATTATCTGCAACAAGTTTAGTTCTTTTTCCAGCTTTAGACATTTTATCTGTGTCATGCACTGTTCTAGTAATCCAATCATCTAACTTTCCTATGTTTGCTCCAAGATCATTAAGTCTTAATCTAAAATCTTCTTGAAAAGATTTTAATATATCTGCAATTTGTTTAGCTTCTTTTAAACCTGTATTAACACCAAGCATTTCTTGTTTAATTTCTAAATCCATTTTACCAGAAGTAAAATCTTCCCAAGATGTTTTTGATACTTTGTTAACAGCTCTATATAATTTTCCTATTTCTACAATTTCTATTGCGTCTTGTTTTGATCCTATTGAATTTCTTGCAAGCTGTGAAAATTTTTGTATTCCAACTAATATTCCTTTAACACCATCAACAGCATTAATTTTTCCACCAGATAATTCAATAGCATCTATTATTTTTTGATATTCATCTAAGGCTTTCATATTGTTCTCTGCTAGATTTCTTTTATCTAAAGCCTGTTGATATTGAAATTTATCAAATATTTCTTCTTTTAATATTTTTTCTGTTCTTTCTTCACCTTGCTTAAATTTATCTTCATTAATTCTTATTTTAATTTCATCTAAAAGTTCATTAATTTTATCATCAGACAAAGTATCGCCTGATAATCTTTTCATTTCATTGAAACATTTACTAAAAGATTTTATGCTTGGGTTTTTAGCCATTATATATTTCTTATAACACAGTTAATTCCAGCATCTATTGAATCTCTAATAGATACCTTTTTATTTAAAACATTACTAATATCTGATATTTTTTTTCTATCTTCTAAAAAGTCATCAGATAAATCTTCATCTTTAATATTAAGTTGTTTTTGATGTAATAAATTTCTTTTATTTATATTTTCAGCTTCTATTTCAAGTTCAGATGATTGTTTATCTTTATATTTTATATCTGATTCTGGTATTAATCCTTTTTCATCTCTAATATTAGGATCGCTTAATCTTTGTTGAATTGCTAAATCATTTTTTTGTTTCTTAGCTTCAAACAATTCTCTTTCTGTTTTTTGTAAATTTCTTAAATTATCTAAATAAATTCTTGCTGAAGTAATATCATTTTTATCAACAGCATTTTTATATAAATCTTTAAATTCATTTATTTGATCATCAATTCTATTTAATTGTTCATCACCAATTCTTGTTTTAGAATTTATAAAATCTCCAGTATCAACCTTTTCTCCTCTTAAAGTTTTACCAATTGAATATCTTAATAAGTCTTGTTGATTTTCTGGAGAAATAGCAGCTAATCTTTGGTAGATATTTGGTTTGCCAGTTTTTTCTGCAATGACATCTCCTATTTTTCCAAAACCAACATGAAGAGAAGATCCTAAAATTCCACCTGCAGCTATGTTAAAAAAAGCATCATACTGATCATAGTCAGATTGTTCTGATCTTGCAACTCCATAAACAATAGGCTCAACAGCTGCGTTACCAACAAATCCTTCAATAAATCCTCTTTGTAATCTAGCAACATTTTTACCTGATCTTGCAACCATATTTGCAAATCTAGTTTGACCAACAACAGGTATAAAAGCAGAACCTATATTTATTGGATCTGCAAAATTTGTGGCAAGACTAGCAAGGAAAAAAGTGCCATAAGCATTTTGTGGTCCACGACTAACAACACTTGCTCTTTCTTGTTCTACTTGTTTTCTTTTAACTAAAAAATCAACAATACCTTCTCTAGTGTCTTGTTCAAAAAACAAACCTAAATCTGCATATTGTTTATTTAAATCATCTTTGTTTAAGTAAACATTACTTTCTTGGTATGCTTGTGCTTGTTCATTTAATCTAAATAAAGATGATGTTGGATTATAATCCCAAGAACTAGCTATGTTAGCTCCTTGAGCTTCCCAATAACTTGTTTTAAGATTTCCAAAAGCAGATCCTATTTGTTCTGCTGGAGTTTCAAATTGTTGAAGACCAATGTTTAGCATTATGGAGATACGTTAGAAAATTCATTTTGTAGAATAGTTATCGGTAATCCAGTTCCAGGTTCAATAGAATCTATGCTTTTAATTTTTGGATTTTTGTTTGGCATATCAGTAAAGTAAAATTCTATTTTTTCTCCTTTTGCATTTACAATAGGAATTGTACCATTTGCTAGTTCAACATATAAAACTATACCAGTTGAATCAGCATTTAATAACCACTTAGAATGTTTTTTCATAGAATTAACCATTGAATTTTTAACATAAGTATTAAATGTTTTTTCATCTGAAAGTTTTAAATTTTCAGGTAAAACATTTTGTTTTCCAGCTAAAGTAGCATAATGAGCAAAACCTTGATCTCCATGAAATCTTTCTAAATAGTCTGATTTTTCAACAGCTAATAAAAGTGCATCTGCTTTATCTTTTACAGCAGCTATATTAACAGCTCTTCCGTTTACATCTTTTGGAATAAAATAAGTTCTTTGAGTAAAGTCATAATCATTTAAAAATTCTTTTGTAACGCTTTTTCTTGCATTATCTACACTTAATCCATTATTAACAATTCTATGTAATGTTGCTTGGTACAGCGTGTTTTGCAAAGAAAGTAATAACTCTTGTTTATTAACAGCTCCATCAGATTGATTTAAAATAATTTGTTCAAAATCTTTTATATCTGTCATTATATTTGTTTTAATATTTGAAAAACTTCCCTGTTTAAGACCAGATATTTTTGATTTAGCTAATTGTTCTAAATCTTTAGTAGCTGTGGCAGATAAAATATCTTTCTTTAAAGAAGAGCTGTTTGTACTCATTGCTACTTGTAAATCTATTGGCAATCCATCTTTTACAAGTTGTTTAAAAATACTAGGCATTACATCTGCACCATAAGTATTTTGTAAAGAATTTATAATTCTTAATTTTTGATCAGCATTTTGAGTTCCTTTTAAAATATCACCAACTTCTTTTATTTTATTGTAAGGAACATAAGTTCTATATTGTTCTGGTATATTTTGTGAATTATATTTATTATCTAGTGCTTGTTTAAATAATCCAAATTGAGAAGGATCTGTTATTGTTTTTGCATAAGCTAAATTAATTTGAGGATCTTTATTTATAAAGTATTCTGCAGAACCTTTTTCACTAATTGTTTTTAATTTAAAATTAATTTCTTTGTCTATTAAAGATGTAGCTTCTACTTTTTTTGATGGATCTTTATCAAATTCTTTTTCTACTTTAGTTGAAACAACAGCCTCTATATCTGACATTAAACCATAAGGAGCATCAACTGCTATTCTTTCTGCTTTTGCAGATGTTTCAAATTTACTAACCTTTTGATAAAGTTCTAATCTTTTTTCTGCTTTTAAAAAGTTACTAGACTCAATATCTTCAAGTTTTTTTAATGCATCAATATAATTCTTATTTGATATATCCATTTCAATTTCCATTTCAAATAAAGAAGCGTTTGATTTTTTTAAATCTTCTTGTAATTTTATTTGACCATCATTGTAATAAAAATTTCTATTAACAATATTATTATCAATTTGTGTTTTTAAAATATTTCTTTCTTCTGGTGTTTTAGCTAAAAAATATTTAGATGTAAGAGATTGTTGTTCTGTATTCCAAGTATTAACATATTCTAAATCCAATTGATCTCTTGAACCTTTAACAACTTTAGAAGATCTAGTTATTAAATCTAAATTTAATTTATCTTCTAATAATCTTGCAGCAGCTTTATTTTCCATGCTATCAATTTTTTGTTTTGCTAAAAAACTAAATTGATCTTTAAATGTACTTTGAGCTTTAACTGGATCTAAAATTTTAGAAGAACCTTGTTCTATTGTATCTAGTTCTCCACTTAACTCTAAGTATGCTTTTGTTGATTCTGTTTTATCTTTAAGAGCTTGTTCTCTAACATAGTATTCATCTGCAGCAGAAATTACTTTTTGAGCAGCACCAAACATAGAACCAGCAGATTCTACTGGAACTTGAAATTGTGTTTTAAGTGATGCAACTTCAGTTGTTGGTCTTGTTTGTGCTTCAAATGTAGGTATCTTTGGCATTATTGATTCCTTGATCTGTTTACTGATTTAGATTGTATTCTTAAATTACTTATGGTGTTGTTTCTTGGATTTCTATCTTTATGATCTACATCTTTACCAAGTAAACTATTTCCATATTTCTTTTTTAACATTCTTCTAGCACCATTTCTTCCAGCTCTATCTTTCTTTTGTTCTTCGCTAGAATGATAATTTTCATATTCTTTTTTATAATTTCTTGGCATTAGAATGATCCTGAGTAGCCTGTTGGATTAGATGCGTATTGACCAAAAGAACTTGCTCCATCAAATGTTCCTGCTGGTTTAGATCCACCTAATAAACTTTTTCCTGCAGAAGAACCAGCAAAATTTAATCCTGTGGATACTAATGTGCTAATAGCAGCTGATCTACCTTGTTGTCTTGCAAATTGTCCCTGTATTCTAAACATATTACCAGCTTCTCTTCTTTGTGCCGCAGCAACTTTTGAATTATAATCAATAACATTTCTTTCAACTTCTGCTTGCTCAGCATTAGATCTTAATACTCTTAATCCTGTTCCAGATAATTCTGCACCAGATTTTAAAATTCTATTTGTTGTTTGCGATTGTAATTGTGCAAAATTTTGATCAAATCTTTGTAAATCAAATTCTTTTTGTTTTTCTATTTGTTGAGCTTCTTGATCAGCAATCTGTGCATTTCTGTTTTGAATAGCTTGATTATATTTGCCAGCAGCATTTTGTTGCTGTGCCTGCATTACTCCCATTCCAACTGCGATATAAGGTAAAGCTGGTGCCATTAGTAAATCCTCGCAAATCTATAATGATCAGAACCATCAAAACCATAGTTCCTCATTAATCCTTCATTTGTTAATCCTAACCATTTAGCAAATCTAATGCCAATACCGAAGTCAGATCTTATAGCAGTTTGAACTCTTTTAAATTTATATGCTGTTGCTATGTTATCAAAATTCTTTTTAATTTTTCTAGCAACTGAAACTGGATGATTCCAAATGTTTGATGTTCCAAGAACCCAACCTTCTCCAACATTACCCCAAATTCTTTTTATTCCTGCACAGAATATTATTTGTCTATTAACACAACCTGTAAATGATAATCCTTTTTCTTCAAGATCCATACATTCACCAGAGTTATCAGAGATAAAATTAGCATCTAATTGTGTAAGTTTATGATTCATTTGTAATTGCATAATAATTTTATAATGATCTGAAGAATAAGGTATTATGACTAATCTATCCTTATCTTCTTCTGGTATATAATAAATATCTGAATTAGTCATTTGTAATCAATTCTGGGTATAACGATAAAACTGTTAAAGGTAAAGGTTGAGTTTGACGTACAAAGATAAAACCATCAGTTTCATAGTTACCTCTAAACTCTACTTCTTTATCACCTGTGAATACTGGAATAGCTTGATCCATAGGATTAGCAGAAGATCTAAATGGTATAGCTTCCATATTGTTAAGATCTGGACCAACTTCTACACCAATAGATTCATATAATCTAATAGAGATATTAAATATTCTTTTTGTCTTAGCTTGAGATGTACCATTTTGAGCTCCAGCATCTAATCTCATTGTTTGTAATAGTGATGTGTATTTTAATCCAACTTTAACTTTAGTTGCTGATCTTGCTAAAGTAATAGATCCACCAGATACAGTTCTATCTGGATGTGTTGCACCATTTGCAAGAACAGATACAACTTGTCCCTCAAGATGTTCTAATCCAGAAATAGTAGTAGTTGCAGATCCAGAGTAAGCAAGTTGTGAATCTAAGAAATTGAAGTTTGAATTATCTGTTTGATCAAAATCAAATTGATTAATGTATTCAACATAACGTCTTGTTACACCATTGATTGTTCTTTTTATAACAACCCATGTTTGATATTCTTTATCATCTGTAGGAATGGTTGCTATGGATTCGCATACTGCAATACCAGCTCCAAATGCACCACCAAATATATGTTGATGCCAAGCAACAACTTGTTGTTCTCTTTGGTAAGTTAAACAAACTAATTTACCATCTTCTCTTACACACCAAATAAGTTGATTAGGTTCTTGTTGATAAGACATAGATTTAATTCCAGATTCTGAAATATGCTCAGCAAGAATAGTCATATCTGGTGCAACATAACCATCAACGTCAAAGTTATAAGCTAGTTCTCTAATCTTTCTTTTAGCACGTTGTAAAAACAGAGTAACGTTACCTACTGGTATAGCATCTATATTTGCACAACCATGGTTAGATTGTTTTTTAATAAGAATGTTTGTTGGAGTTACAGGATCATCTGTACCACCACCTGATACTGAAAACTCACCACCTACTGTGCCAACGATTAGTGTTCGTGTTGCAGATAAAAATCTAATTGCATTAACTTGG